GTTGTACTGGGACCCGTTCACCTCGGCGTCGACGGTGTTCTTGAGCGTCTCCAACGGAGAAAGACCCAGGACGGAGTACGTCCTGGGGTTCGCCATGATGTAGAGCATGTCCTCGTTGCGGAAGGGGACCTCGTGCTGCGGAGCCGGGACCCAGTAGTACCGGGTCTCGTCAGGGTCGCCGTCCCACAGGGAGTTGACCTTGATCTTGGCCCCGTCCACGGCGTGCAGGTAGGCAACCCCTCCGCCGAGGGTGCGCTCCTTCTCGATCACCCCGGCATCGAGCACCAGCACGTCCTCGACGATCGGCTCGACCCATGACCGGAAGCTCTCGACCGCGAGGTTGGGGCGGTTGAACAGGTCGCGAAGCTGTTGCTGCTTCTCCTCGCTGAAGCCCTTGGTCTGGTCGAACGCGACGATGTCCCATTCAGCCGAGGAGACCTGGGCCTTGCGAACGTTGATCGCGGCACGGACCCACTCGGAGTGCTCGGCCCAGTTGCGGAACAGGGCACTCGAGGTCTTGCCGACCTTGCCTCGCTCCTGGAAGACCAGGGTGGCGTTACCGGGTGGGAGGTTCTTCGGACTCGTCCGGTACGAGAGGAGGAGATCGGCGATCAGGCCCACGTCAACGCTGCTCCCGGAAGTGCGCCGCAAGGATCTTGTCCTGCTGGGCGTTCAGAAACGTCTCCTCGGCCTGCTTGTTGCCGGCCGCGATCGCTTCCTCGTAGGTCATGCGAACGGTCTCGATACCACTCATGAGGATGGCGAGATAGTCAGGAACCTGGCGCTTGCCGTCCCTGAACTCCATCTCCCGGAACTGCCTCGCCGGATCGATCATTGGGTCCTCGTTTTCAGGCTGCCGAAGAAGAAGCTGTCCCCACCCATGTCCATCGAGTACCCGAGCGCGTCGACGTAGTCGTCATGGCCCTTGGGGAACGACAACAGCTCGACCTCGAATGCGGTCCCCCGCAGGGATGTGTGGTGGAAGACCTTGTGGGCCTCGTACTTCGCTGCTACGGCACGCCCACGCGTGGTCTTGTCCCCGTCGGCCGGCTTCCCCTCGATCGGGATCTTGGGGTAGTCCTCCATGACCTCCTGCACCAGGGTCGACTGGAACTGCACCTTCTCGACAAGCACCAGGCTGATGGACGGATAGGCCATCCAGCCGTCGTAGATGAACTCGGCGTGGTGGCTCTCACGCTTGTCGCGGTAGGCCGAGAGGACGAAGAACATGCCCTTCTGGCTGCAGGTCCCCGGACACACGTCCTCGGCCGTTGTCACCCGGGCCGTGAAGTCAGCTCGCTCGCTGGTGGACGAGGCGAGATCCACACCCATGCGGAGGGTGTACTGGTGACCCTCGGGCAGGGTCGTGAAATGGTCGAACGGACCGTGGAAGATGTTGCCCTCGAGCAACCCGCTGATGTCGTTCTGGTAGGCGCACGAGAACATCGCGGAGCCCATCTCCTCCTTCTCCTTGAGAAGGCGCTCGACGGACCAGTACTCGGGCCAGTAGCTGGTGAGCATCCCGTTCTCGTCCTCGCGAAGGGCCGAGATGACGTGGCTGCGCCAGCCGAACCCGCCGTCCCAGGCGGGCTTCATGAACTGCTCGTAGAGGTCTTCCTCGCCCCACCGGGTGCCGATGACGACAACCACGCCGTCAGGAGCCAGACAGGGCTTGAGGGTCTTCTTGAACCACGTCTCACCCTTCTCTCGCTGGTCGACGGTCTGCGTGTTCTCCTCGTCCAGGATGTCGTCCATCAGGATGAGGTCGAAACGCTTGCTGATGATCGCGCCGCCGACCCCGACGGCGAACATCGTCACGTCCTTGGATCCGAGCCATCGAGACTCCCCGACCAACCATTCCTTGTCGGTCCACTTCTCGGACGACGGAACGGAGGTCGGGAACACCAGCCTGTGGGCCGGGTTAGCCTGGATCGTGTACTTGATCGCCCGGCTGAAGTCCTTGGCCTGGGTATCGGTGTTGGACACCATCCCGATGCGGATGTCGGGGTACTTCCCGATCAGCCAGCAGCACAGGATCGTGTTGTCCCAGGTTGTCTTGGCCCCTCCCCGGGGAAGGAGGTAGACGGCATTCTCGCGGCGATAGATGGCGTCCAGCGTCTGGGTGACCATCTCGCGCTGGTGGGACGAGGGAACGTACCCGAAGACCAGCTCACCGTAAGCGAAGACCGCCTCGGGGCCGTCAGTTTGTGCCAGGGCCACCAATGCGCGGGAACGGAGATCGAGCAGAGCTGCCGGTGTCGGTGAGCCCCCGAGTAGCTTCGACAATGCCTCGGAGGATGTCGGGTCCCACTCCGGTTCCGGTGAGGTTGATACCAATGCTGCGCTCCTCCGTGATGTTGGCCGGGCGGCCGAAGAGCACGTTCAGGCGGTCGACGAGGAGCGCAAGGTCCGTGGGCTTGATCGTCATCAGGGGCTCTTCCACCCAGACGCCGTCCTTGAGGACCTTGCGGGTGGACTGCATGTCGGACCGCATCTTGGTGATGGCCTCGTCGATCGCCTCGATGGCGTTGTCGCGGACCTTGGCCTCCAGGGCGATCCGTTTGCCCTCGTCGTCGGCCATGTAGATCACCGAACGGTTGACCACGGTCTCGCGGTACTCGGCACGCTTGCGGGCCCAGCCGTGCTTCTTGGAGTACTCCATGACCGAGGAGTGGTTGGTGATGCCGTGCATGCGGCACAGCTCGCGCAGCGACATGTCGCCCGAGCAGTACTGGCGCTCGAGCAGGTTGTAGTCGTTCATGCGTCCGCTCATCGCACGGCCCTCGTGATGCCGGCCCGGTGGTTGGAGTCGTACCAGATCTCCACCGAGGTGGTCCGGGGATGCTGGGTCAGGAGACGTTCCATGAACCACGACGCCAGTCCCTGGAGGGTCTGGCTCCCACCCACGAGCATCTGGCCGAGGTCGCGGAGGTGCAGCTCCAGGACGAGCGCATGGAGATCCTCTGCAAGGCCGGTCTCAATCTCGGACTGCTCGACCGCCTCAACCGTGAAACGGTGACCGTGCAGGTGGATGCTTTCATCGGGATCTCGATGCGTGGTGTCGAAATGATCCTGAACCTTGGTGTATCGGTTCACGCCGGGCCATCTCCCTCGGAACAGAAAGACGGGTCGATGAAGTTGGTACTTCATCGACCCGTCCATTCGGGCTGGTTACTGCTCAACGCTACCCGGAGGTCAACCAGGAGAGGCGCGGATCAGCCACCTGCAAACCCTGTGCAGTTGTACCACGAAGCCTACAGCGTCGAGAAGCCCCTCCGCTACATCTGGTCGGAATATTGGTCGGGTGAACCCGCCCGCAGGCCATCCATGTCCATCCACCGGTCGGTTGCAGGATCGAAGCGCCAGTTGATCGTGAAGTTACCGACCGGGACCCTCGAGATCGACCCGACCTCGTTCATGACCAGGCCCATCAGCCCATTCCCGGTTTCGATCCCGATCAGCATCCCGTTCCCGGTCTCACAGCCGAAACCAGCATCGACCGACACCTGGATGGGCGAGGGGAACAACGCAACGTTCACAGCGCTCACCGGATCCCGGCGCACTTTGCGCACATGGGCGGACTCTGGATCACCTGGTTCAGGCCCACGAAGAACAGGACCCGGCGATTGCCGCAGTTGGAGCACTTCTGGCGCGGCGTTCGTCCCAGGCGGATGGTGATCGTCACGGACATCTTCTGCCCGTCGATCGCGTAGGTGGTGTCGATCGGGCTCTCGAACAGGACCGCCTGGTCAGGATGGCGAGGCTCAGGGGCCCGCAGGGGTGATACGACCTCGGTCATGGCTATTCCCTCTCGTCGTGGATGAAGGCCGGCGTCTGCTCGCCGACGTAGGCGCCCAGGGTGTTGAACTCGAGATACTCGATCGCCTCGTCGCGATCCATGCCATCGGCCTGGCAGATCTCGATCATCTTCGCGTAGCTGTAGACCGCGAAGAAGTTGTGCCCACCATCCTCGAAACGCTCCGCAATCCCGATGAAAGCTGCCTCCTGACCGTCAGCGAGGATGATGCCGGCCTCGTTCATCTCGTCTTCGTCATCGGGGTCGATCCCGAGCGCATTCGCGACCCGATCGACGATTTCATCCCTCGTGGGGTGTTTGAAGCCTTCAATCCACTCTTTCGAGTCCAAGTTGACCTCCAAATGGCGATTTGCGCCAGATTACTTCTTCTTGCCCAGCTTTCGCTCGAAAAAGTCGCGATCTTGCTTCGCCAGGCCCGAAAACGGGTCTCCGGCGGAGGTAATCGAGCCCGAATACGCGATCGGGACCGATTTGGTCGCCAGGAGCCTCTTGAGGCGAGCGATCTCGTCTTCCTGCTCGTGGATCCGCTCCTCGGCCGCCTTGAGGTCGCCAATGAGGCTGTCCGGGGTCGATGTGGCCGCCAGGAGCGTCACAACGGCCTTGCCGGCGGGGTAGAACGTCCCCACGACCGTGCTGTAGCGCCGGATCTCGACCACATCCTCGATCTTGGTCAGATTGGCCTTGCCGAACTCGGCTGTCGTCATCTGGATCATCGTTCGTAGCCCTCAAAGACGTAGATGTCACCGTCGCGACGGTAGACGGCGATGAGCATGGCCGGGGTGTGTGAGATGTCGTCCAGGTAGCCCTGAATGCTCGTCGGCTCGCTCACGACGGCTCCTTCCGCACGTTGCCCAGCGAGATGGACTTCGTGCCCATGTAGTCGATGACATGGACGGACTGCCATGTGTCGTCCTCGCGGTCAACGTGATCGAGGATCACGACGACGGCATCGAGGCCGTGGATCGTCACCGTCTCGGTGGTCGCCGCGATGGCCGACTCACGCTCCATCAACTCGGCCAGTTGCTTCGCCTGCGTGGTGCGGATCGTGGTCATGTCGGCTCCTCGGCGTAGGCGGCGGCTCGGAGAGCGCGACGGCGGCGCTGTAGATCAGCGGAACATGGGCGGCACCGG